TCCACTCACCTTAAAAGTTATTCTTCCTGTACCCCCAGTACCAAGATATGCAGAATTACCACCAGAGTTACCGGGGCTTTGTCCACCATCCTGACCTGCGGAGGTTTGAATATTTCCAACTCCTGCCGAGCCTCCGGGGCCATTCGACCCAAAGTCATCATTCTCTCCTTGCCCTCCATCCGTTCCACCGTTTGCCTGTACAGTCGAAGCAGTATTAAAGTAAGCCTGTCCCCCACCAGAAGCCGGAACTAAAATATTATAGACTGTTCCTGCAGATACGATTGCTGTTCCTATGGAATAACCGCCGCCTCCTCCACCTCCTCCGTTACCCAAACCTAAATCCTCGCCGTTTCCGCCCTTGCCTCCAGCACCCCAAACGTATGCTTTAACCTCAGTGATTTCGGGAGGACAAGTCCATTGAAAACTTCCAGCAGAGTTCCACGGACCAGCGTTGGTAACATAACGAACTTCACTAACAGAAACAGAACTAGAAACATTTATTAATAGAGCATCATAAGAAACAACAAGAGTTATTTCTTCAGCTATCGTTACTAAATCAGCTTTGTTTACGGATACATCAAAAGCTACTGTTCTAGTTTCTGTAATTGAAACAGAATCAGTCCTAGCAAGAATGATAACGTCCGAGAGAACGAGAGTTCTTGTTTCAGCTACTGTTATTAAATCAGAAACGCTTTTAGTCAGGTTGGGAACCGTCCAGTAAACAGTAACCCGAACATGGTCCACATAGCGAATGTAGCCCGTTGTCCCGGCTGGCTGAAGCAAAACACCGAAAGTAGAAGCGTTGATTTGGGCCGGGGTCCATGTCGTCCCCCACATAGACCCATCTGCACCCCAAACAAGATATGCACCCTCGGACGAACCAAGGTCTGTCTGCGCTCCTGTATCACCCGCTTTGTTAGAACCGTCCTTAGTTGGAGACGGCGAAAGACCTCGTCTAGCCGTATTAGTCCCGGCCCCATAACCCTCAATCTCAATCTTTATGCCCGTAACAGTTCCGTCCGAGTTGACAGAAAATCCGAATCCCGTAGCCGCCATAATAGCGGTAGTGGCGGACGCACTTGCTCGATTATCTTCCGAAGCGTATACGTTAGCCGGAGTCGTCCACCCCGCTACAATAGAAGCGGAAGCTGACGGATTACGCAGACTAGAGGCCAAAGTTCACTCTCCTAAGCGGTTTTTTGTTCCTCAAAGAATCCAATCCACTCTGCCTGAATTCTGTTCGTCAACTTCTTTCTGTCGTTAAGATAAGCGGTGATTATCCATCCGCCGACATGAGCTGCAAGAGACTGCCGAACCATGAAAGGAGTTTGGGATTGAAAACAGCCTGTTTCTAAGCAAGCCACATTACGGTATTGGGGCATATACACAGCTTTGTGATAATGACCGATAGCGAGTAGGTCCGGCTTTTGCCCTCCCGACATGGCCTCGACAATCTTCTGCGCGTGGTAGCTAACTGCATAGGCTGTTCCACCACCGGGATGAAGAAGCCGGACCCTAAACGCCTGACCATTTTCCGTTTGCAGGGTAACATCCCCGACATCCTGCCCGACGAACTTCCAGTCGGGGCGGGCCTGAGACAGTTCGTCCCCGACTACCAACCCAACCAGATTTTTGAATGAAGCGTCATGGTTTCCGGTTATGAAGATAGTTTTCATTCCGGTAATCTTTGGCATCTCGTTTACAAACAACGCTTTCTGCTCAGGCCACGATTTACCGTCTGGACGAAGTTCAAATTCTTGCCCCTTGTAGACCTTCCATCCATCAAGAACGTCCCCGGTATGAAGAACTTCCTTTACCCCCTCCTCCGCACACCGCGTGTAAAAAGCGGTGACTGCATCCTTCTGCTGATAGAGACTGCCAATTTGAGTGTCCCCAATGAGACCGAATAAGATTCTATTTCCGTCCGACTTGACAGGTACTTCATACGGCTTCTGCCGCTTGTACATGAGCATGAGGGTCTGTTGAAGGATAGAAATAGCTTCGGCTTGTTTCTCCTGTTTCTCTTTCCCGTGCGGACCCTTGGCTATAAGGTCTGCTAGGCTTCCCAAGTCAATTTCTTTTGTTTTCATAAATAAACTCCTTACTCGTCACGAAGACGAATTGCTTCTTTAACGTCCCCTGCAGAACCCCACCACCATTGACCGTCTGAGGCTTCTTGGTCCAATTTAAGTTTTACCCGGTTGTTCTTGAATTCCTCTATGTTATTTTCAACCGTCCTCCTAAATCTGGCATTATCTTTTCCCGCCGACCTGAAACAAAGCTCCCTTTCAGGTATGATTTTTCCGAAAGGTATCTTTTTCAACTCTCTCCTAATAGAGGCAAGGGTGTCGTACCTCAGACGAACAACGTCCAATGAGATAATTCCCGACACGGATTGTTTCTCTTCCTTGGTAACATCCCCTTCCTTCTCTTCCTGTTCCTGAATGGGTACACCCGCACGAACATTATGAACAGAGGTTAAAGTAGCTCCTCTTATGGAGCCAGAAACCCGTCTGTCAGTCCACTCTGGATGTTTTTCCATACACGCTCGGATTCTTTCAGTCAAAGTTGAAATCACTTAATAACTCCTTTTACATAAGTACATATTTTTCTCCTAAAATAAAAAAAGCCGGAGGGCTTTTCAGCACCCCGGCTTGTTTAGTGAAAACACAAGATTCTGCATCAATGAAAGACGAGTGGTAGTGAATCGTAGAAATAACTCCCTTGATAGAGGAAGCTAAATCGTTCTTGGAAACGAACCTGTTAATGAACTTTACGAACATACCTGATAAGAACCTAATGACAATACTGAACTTTATAGGCTCTGTAACAGATACTATTTCATTAGTGGATACGCCAAGAAGCGTATCTGCAGAACAGAGACTCCCACGGACGAGAACATCCTCATTCGCTAAGATATGCAAAGCTCTGCATCCTTTCATTTTATCTCCGTCTTAAATAGCCCCCCGGATTAAAGGACAAGTAGAACTTATCGAACCCTTCTTCCGGATAGAAGTCTGGATTTTCCTTAATGAACTCCTCCACCGCCTCTCTCGGTCCTTCGGTATTTGTGTCATTCACTATTAAGTATCCTCCAGACTTTACCAGAGGAGAATAAAGCTCTAACTCCTTTAGCACATGAACCTTGTCGTGGGCAGAGTCTAGAACCACCAAGACCTCTTTACATTCCTTTGCGTGTTCCATAATAATCGCAGCTATATCTGGGGAACTTGAATCCCCGTTCAAAGGACAAATCCTTGAATGGCTTGGGCGAGAATCCCAGACGATAAAATCAACCGTTATGACCTTTCCCTTTCCAAGTAGGTCAAGTAGGTTGGCAAAGTACAATGTAAGCCCGCTTTCGCTTGTACCCGTCTCCAAAATCATATCTGGTTTTCTATCCCAAATAATTTCTTGATAAAGCCACAGGTCGGCTACACTTTGGTTGACGGGTCTGCCCATCCATTTTGTGTTCGCCCAAGTCCGGTGGGGGTGTGAATAGAAAAGATAATTGAACTCTCTGGAAAGTTCTTCCTCCCCCATCTGCTTCGCCCCAATAGCAGCGACTATCTTTTCTCCGTCAGTTTCCATTACTTTTTGGCCTTTCTAGCATACTCATAATGCTCTTTTCGTGCGGGATATTTCATGCCATTGGGGTCAATGTGCCAGCAGAAAAGACGGGTATCAATCAGGAAGGGGAAAGGCATCCTCTTTTGAATCTCGGGCCATCCTGCCTTAGTAAAGATTCCCCGTTTCATAATCTGTGAGCAGAACTCCAAGTCTTCCGTTCCCGTCTGCGTATTGAATGTATGAGTTTCTGGGTCGTAAAAGACACGGGAAGGGGTTTCAAATACCATCTTTATTTTTCTTCCTGCCACAACGTAATCTTTAGACTCGTCCGAGAGAGCCTGTAGGATTGTTTTGTGAATAAGGGTACAGCCCATGGGAAGCCCGTCCACCCAAACCTTGTCTCCCATCTTCCATTTGTTGTAATACCCAGTTCCCCGTCCACGATAAACAAGAGGTTCAGCCGGAATCGACTTGGTAAAATACAAACCAGAAACGACAGGGACTTTTTCCTTCAGCATGTAGTCGTTAATGGATATTAGAAATGCCGGAGGAAGACAGACATCCGAATCAATGAACAAAAGCCAATCTGCTCCGTATTCCAAAAAATGGTCCACAGCAAGATTTCTTGCATCATGAACCAAGAACCTCAAAGGAGAATACTGGTCAATCCAACTGATGTGGTCGGTCTGACTCCAGTTACAAGGAATGATTTGCCCGTAACGAGCCATCATCCACTCAGACCTTACAGACCCCGTCATGGGAATTGAGACCATGAGCCTCTTTTGCGGTTCTGAGTCCTTCCCGATTATGACCGAACCACTTCCGAATCTCTCTACCATTACCTTATCTTTTTTCATTTTGGACCCTCAATTTTTAGTTCAACCTTGCGCACTTCTCCGGGACGAACAGTCACCATACTTCTGTCCGCATTCATAAAATGAACTCCAAGAACTTCAAGTTTTCCGTCTTCGTGCGCCCTAACAACAGCTACGGCATTGAACGAGACAATCTCTTTGGATTTTCCTATTGCCTCTTTCATGCCTACCTTTTCTGCTACGTTGATGCCGAGGTCTTCCATTTACTTCTCCTCAGTATCATATACACGTTCTTTTTCGTACATACGTTTCCCTTCCGCTTCAGAGACTTTTGTAAAAAAGACCTCCATACAACCTGATTGCTGCCAAATAGGAAATCCCTTTTCGATTTTCCACGGCTTTGTCTTGTAAACTTGATAAAGCGGATAGCGGGGGTCAAAATACTGCCAAGTGGCGGCGTTGCAGGGGTTGCAGTGCGTGGGGTCTTGAACAAAAAGTTCGTTGACTCCATAGGGGTGTGCTAAGACAAGCTGGCAACCCACGTTTGCAATCCTCCACAGTTCGTCCATGAACTTGAGCATGAGCCAAGGCTTGATATGCTCAACCAAATGACTTCCGACGATGACCAGACAGCTTTCGTTGGGAAGAGGATACGGAAACTGCTCAAGGTCGTGAACGATGTCAACCTCGGGCAGTTTCCGCAAATCAATTCCTACGAAACCTTTCTGTTTGTTCTCGCCGCAACCAAGGTCGAGTCTTATCCCGCCCTTGGCTTTCAAAACATCCGAAACAGACTTTTTCACCTTTACCATACCTTATACCTCCTAGTTAGTAAGGAATTTTACGCTTGTCTAGAATAGCCTTTAAACGAGCGACTTCTTTGGTTGCGTCAAAGTGGAGTTGGACATGCTGGCTACGAGACAGAACTTCAATATTTTCTTCTTTATTATTCTCTTTGTTCCCATCTATGTGATGAGTCACTTCTTCATTAGTTAATTGTCTACCAATATTTTTCTCAGCAATGAGCGTATGTTCCATCACATATCCTTGACAATCAGAACTTGGATGTTCTGGCATTAAAATCTGTTTGTAACCACTTCCTGTTTTTCTTTTACCGCCCTTCCAATTTGCCGCCAAAGAACCGAATCTTCCATTGGGCCACATTCTAGCGTAAGCGGCCTTACAAGATTCGGATTTTGTTAGACTCTTTCTATAGTTTGTTCTTGTAGGGACATTAATTTCAAACTTTTTAAGAGAAACAATAACGGCAGAGTAGGAACAACCTATCTCCGCCGCTATCTCTCTTAACCTAAAAGTTTGCACTTTTGCCGCCAACCATTCCCGGTCTGCAAGTTGTAGATATTTTTGTTTCATACCTACATACTAGCATAAACTAATCAAAAAGTAAAGGAAGAATCACTAATTAAATTCCTACCCTACCTATACTAATCACAACCTAAGAAAATTGAATATCATATGTGACGTTAACATTCTGGTTAGAGTCACAGGTCGAAGTCGGATACGTCGAGCCAGCGAACAACGTACCATTGGTGGCGTTGTTGTCGTACAGGCCGATATTCTGGAGCGTGGACTGACCCGCGAGAAAACTGTCGCTGGAGCCAAAAGTCGCAGTAAACCGGACGGTCTTGGAATTAGAGACGCTGACCGTGACTGCCTTCCGCTTGGTCGAACCACCGAGTTCTCCGTTCAGAGTCGCATGGGTCGCATTGGGGGCAGTACCCGTGCCAAGAGCAATGAAACCAATCTGCTTGGACGAAGCCTGTGCCGCAATAAGGCGGCAAAGATAATCGTCAAAGCCCTCGTTAGTCAGAGAGTTCTCTCTCCAGCCGGAGTCCCCGACAATCTTTTGGGGCTTGCCCGCCCTGTCCTCTGTGATTTGCAGCCTGAAAAAGCCCTTAATCTTGACGGCTTTCTCATCTGTGCTTATGTTCTTCATTAAGTCCTCCTCACGTTTACAGATTTAAAGACAACTAAAATTCTACATAGTACCCATAACATGTCAATACCAATTCCTACCTTATTCAGAGCAGCCAATTTGGATTTTCAATCGTCCATTTTACGATTCTACGGAGGGTCTCACCCAGAGGGAATGGATGTTTCCAACCGAAGTCTCGTAGTGCCGTCCCGTCCAGAGCATACCGTCTATCGTGACCCGGTCTGACACTGTGAAAATCCTCAAACCTATAATTAGCCGTCTTACCCATTATTTCAGCAACCCGCCTTGCCAACTCCAAGTTTGAAACCTCTTCTTGCCCCACAACATTGTAACGACTCGGCCTCTGCGCGTCCGGACCGTCTTGGTAGACCCGAGGGGATAGATTTTCCATCAAAAACAGCCATGCATCGGCAAGGTTTTTGGCATCAAGATACATACGAGAACCAATCCTATCTGGAGTGCCATGAACAACAATCTCTTCCCCGCGATAAATCGCCCTGATAATTTTAGGGAGATACTTTGATACCTCTTGTCGTTCTCCAATCATATTCATAGTATTCGTAATGACAATAGGGACACCATAAGTTCTCCAATAAGAAATACACAGGGCTTCCTGCGCAGCTTTAGAAGCAGAGTAGGGATTAGAGGGGATAGCCGTTTCCCATTCTGTGTGATAATGACCGTCTGGAGCAGGTCCGAAGACCTCATCCGTCGAACACTGAATGAACATCTCGATGTCTCTCCCTCGCACAAACTCAAGGATGTTTCCAATGAGTTTTGTATTGTTTTCCCAGACATGGAGTGGTTCTTTCATAGACAGGTCAACATCAGAACAGCTTGCGAGGTTTAAGACGTAGTCGATTTTCCCAAACTCAGCTGCCAGACGGGTACTTATAGGAGCGTTCAAGTCGTGGCAGTAAACCTTGTATCTTTGGTCTTTTTGAACGCGTAGGCTGTCTCCGGCGTGGCGGAAAGAATCCAGCCCTATAAGTTCCCAGTCTGTTTTCTCCAGATACCACTCCACTACATGATGACCTACAAAACCACCAGAACCAGTAATTAGGAGTCGATTCATATTACTTTTTACCCTTTCTTAAAATAAAAAATGAGAGTGCGGAGGTCACGCTCTTACTCGGCGGGGGTGTTTGCAACAACGGCGGCAGCTAACTTAGCCGAGGTCGCATCAAGCGTATTGGCAAGAGCCAGAATCTTAGCGGGGTCATCCTTAATCGCAACCAACTGCGCGGCAATACCCTCAATCAGGGCGATTGCAGAGTCAACTGCAACGGTATTCTCTTCTACCTCAGTGGTCAACGTGTCGAGTTCAATGGTCATATGTATCTCCTTTTTTAAAATTTCCTTCGTAAGATGAAGGAGTTTGTCGAGTTTTTCGTTTACGTCCAGATACTCCATCGTGTGATGGTAAATGTCAAATCGCATTGCTGCACCTCCCACAAAAAAAGTATAAAACCTCCGCACTCTCACCTCCATATTGTAGGATATTCATTAACTTTTCAAGTCCTTTGTCTATAACCATACAGCTTCGTCCTTCGTATAAGGAGTGCTGGCGACCCAAACCCCACCCGTATGTACCCAGACGGTTGTTGTAAGAGTCCAAACCCCTCCGACTTTAACATAAACAGTTCCCCTATCTTCAACGCTAACTACAAAGCCTTCTTCGACATCTACTTCTTCTAAACTATTAATGAAAAGGTCAGCCATAGTAATCTCCTATATCTTGAAGACCCTACGACCCTTAAATACAACTTCTTGGTGTGCCCAGCAAATAAACACTATATGCCACGAAAGCCAGAGTATGAATCCAAAACAACAATAAATTCTTTCAATCATTATTATACCGGATTCTTATATCTGAATTGAACGAACCCGAATCCACCAGAAGAAGTACCGGAAGCGTTTTTACCGGAACCTCCTCCTCCGCCACCGGGAGCATAACCGTCATACCCCGTATTTCCAGTACCTCTCCCGTCACCACCAAATCCAGAGTACGGAGGACCAAATCCATATCTAGGTGCGGTTAATTCATCAATGTAGCTATGAACTCCATTCATAAATTTTCCGGCTGAAGTGCCTCCGCCTCCCCCCGCCGTTCCAGTTCCCGAATAGTATCCAACTCCCCCTGAGTAAGCCACATCAGCATTGACACAACTTCCCGCCGCTCCGCCAACTCCTGCCGCAGAAGGAGAGCCGTCCGTACCCGGAGCCGCAGATAAAATAAGTGTTGGGTCTATTTCTTCTATGCGTACATCGTCGATATATAGATTTACAACACCAATTATTGTTTGTGGATGCCACATATCAAATATTATCTTGTAATCTGTATAATCTGGATGGGCGTAAAATAATATAGTTGTTTTTACCCACACATCTTCGTCTGGTAGGCCGTTCTCTATTGTATAAAAGTCCGTAGTCCATCCTTGACTCCAAATACCGTCGCCTTCGGTCCACTGAACAGATACAGTTTCACTTGTATCACAAAGATGTACGCCTATAGGCCAATCATTTACTGAGTTTTTCTGTCTAGTCCAATAAGATAGTCTATACAAAGAGTTAGGAGTTAAATTAAAACTTTCATCCGAAAAAGCCCCAGTCTTTGAGTCTTCTGTAAGGTCTACCCTAATACACCTTAATCCTTCGTGGATTATTGAACTCTCTTCATTTATAGTTTCCTCGCCATAACTTATAAGATTCCAATTCGTAGGAGTATGCTCATCTGTCCAATTCTCAAATCCTCCATCTTCAATTTTTTGATTGGAGACATCTCCTTTGAACACCTCCGTGTGTTCTCCACTGCCCTCATTAAGAACACTATAGTAGTAGTCCCCCGGTGATACTGTTATTGTTCTCTGAGCAAATGCTCCCCCGCCTCCGCCTCCGCCGCCATAAGTAGAACCTCCAGCCCCGCCTTTTCCACCATGTCCCCAAGCCTCAACGATTAGTTCTGTTACTCCCGCAGGAACTGTTATTTCATCTGGAACGGTTGTCCACGATATTTTGGGTGCGACGGTAGTAAGCAGATATGAGTTAGGGTAATAATACTCTTCTCCCTCAACGGCTGAGTCGGCATCATATTCAGATTCAAGTACTAATGTCGAAGCATTATATTTTCTAACGTGCGTAACAGCATTATCAGCAGAATGAACTATAAGAAAGTACAGTGAACCATTATAGTAAACAATTCCGTATAGAGCATTTATTTCATACGCTCCGCCAAGATTCAATCTGGTAACATAGGATAAATCCGAACATCTATGAACTTTTAATTGACCTCCTAAAGTGTCGTAGCCCCCATCCAGCATATAAAGATAGGTGTTATCAGTAGTTATATCAGCTGGCCATATAAACTGATTATCTCCCAAACCGTGGCCTATAACTCTACTAACTAAACTGAGGTCGCTGCAAAGATATTTGCTCAAGGACCGTCGAGCAGTGCCATTATCGTTTGATGCTACATAAAGATAAGTTCCATCGGTACAAATTCCATGCGGGTGTATCCAATCAATTCCTTCTCCCGGTGTCCAAACAAGTGTTTGAGCAACATAAGATAAATCGGACATTGCATACTTAACTATTCTAGAACTAGACCAATCTGCAATATAAACATACGTTCCATCCGAGCAAATCTGCATTGCAACATAAAGACTCCACCAATTGTTGGGGTCCGGGTCTTCGGGATGTAGGGGGTCTGGAATAAAAGTAGGACTCTCTGCTATAATCTCGCCAGTTTCAGCATCTATCTTATCAATCCAGTCGGCCGAGCCACTCCATCTAACTGCATAAATGTAACCATCGTGGTAACATACCCCAGTAAACCAAATTGGTGCGTCCCAACATACGTCGTACCAGAAATCCCCCGGCATTATGTAACCTTCTGGAGCAACAGTATCTAAATTATGCCAACGCCACGCAAAATCATTGTACGCTCCGTTAGAAACCATAAGAAACAAATCTTCTTCTTCTATGGGCGTTTGAAACCATATATCACCGTCCTCACCTCCGGAAGGACTGTCACTACTTATGGTAATTTTATGTTTCCATTCGGGAAGGTCGTTGTCTAACGTAAGTATTTCTCCATTTCTATCTCGCGCAAGACGTTCCCATTTATCTCCTACAGAACCTCTAACAATATCTCCTTTTGCAACAGTATCATTATCGGTATCGGGGTGAACGGTTCCGTCTAGAAGATTATGGATTCCTACGGGTCCAATACTTCCGGCGTTTTTTATCAACTTCTTAAGATTTATAATTGCTCGCGCATACTCGGAAATTTTTACATATCTTTCAGCCATGGCACGACTCCTTTGGTATAAAAGTTCCGTCTGTCCTAACAACGAATCTTTCAAGAGTAGGGACAGACTGAACAACGATGTAGAATATAGGTGTTTTCACCATCCCTATCCCATGAAGACTACTCCATTCCATAGGCATCTGTAAAAGAGAATCTAAAATCATAGACAAGTCCTTATTCTTAATACGGGCTAGATTCATTCGCTCTGTAGACAAAGCGATAGTTTCACCACAGTTAAAAGAACAAGGGATGTGAAATCCTATCCTTACTCCAATATAGCGAAGAAGAGGATTTGAGTACGGATGAGATTTTACCAGAATGAGATTTTCATTTTCTTCTATCGCGGGGGAGGCTTGCGCCGCTTGCCACATCGGGTCAAAGAACCCTCCAGACCACGACTCGTCAAAAAATTTGCAGCAGCACTTTGGAAATCCTAACATAACACCCTGACGATAGTTGTCTCCGTTTATAAAGGCATCCTTAAAATCCAAACAATCCTTAATAGTCCTTGCTACAACCAAACAAACAGACGCGGGTTGTCCACTCCGAGGTTCTTCGTGTTTGTGAGAAAATCCACCAAACGAAACCACTCTTTTCAGCGGAAGAGAAACAAGTCCGTGTTCTGCCCATCTTGCAGAAGATTCTGGAACTGACTCTTCGCCAATAGTCTGCCACGCGCACAATCTATGCTCGGCAACAACACTATCTACTTCAAGTTCATGAACCAAAGCAGAAATTTTATCCAGAGGGTCTTTCCATGTATCCTTAGCCTTTTGAGAAAGCCATATCATTCTTGAAAATGACCCTGTATTAAAGTTCTCTATAAGGTTCATTAAACTCCTGCCTTTACTCTGTCAGTATGGTCCCCATGAGGACAATCTTTGTAAGGAGAAAGAGTAGAATTTAATGATTTTCCATCCTTAATTGTCTTCAGTTGATTTTCAGTCAACCTTCTATCGGACCTCCAACTACTTCCTCCGGGCATTAAATTTGCCACAGCTACAGCAGGAGAAGGAAACAGTTTATTACCAGACAAGGTTAGCATATTAGGAAACAAGCCTATAATTTTATTCTCTATATGACTGAACAGAGTTTTCCAAGCCAGACAAAAACGAGTTTTGTTTCTCCAGTCATCATCAATTGCCTCTCCCGGACACCCCCCTTTGCATATCATCCAAAACTTACAGTCTTTACATCCTCCAAAAGCTTGAGGAGTTTGAGCAAGGGCCAGATAACGCTCGCTGGCGTAAGAATCAGCTGCCAGTACCTGAATACCGTCAATCGCCCCTCCACCCTTTAAACAATTACCTAGATTACCTTCCTCATCGATTGTTGTTTCTGAAGATGTTTTCCATATATCACATTCAGTAAAAACACAGGTTTGTTGCATATGCCCCAGCATTAGGTCAACAACATCCCGATAAGGCTGCCAATCAAGGGCGGGGTCAGAAAAGCAAGTATCAGAAAGAACAGAAAAAGAATATCCAAGGGAGCCGGAATCAAGTTCTTCGTATGGAAATTTTTTCTTGTCGTAGACAACCCCCTCATTTGTTCTAACGCTGGTGCAATTAAATTCATTCTTCAGCCGGAGAAGAAACTTTATGAATTCCGGTAAGGATTCTTTTGAGGCATTATACTGCCGCAGAACCGATATTACACTAATAGACAGTCCAGCATCCGAGCATTTTTTCATATTCTGAAGAACAAGCTTTGTTCCTTCCTCTATTTCATTAACCGGAACAAATCGGCTATTCCACCTACCAAAGTTAAGTTTAGATGTATCTCCATCTAGGCTAAACCCTATATGTGTTTGAAACTGTTTAAAAATATCAATGTGCTTCTCGGTTAAAAGAAGTCCATTTGTCTGTATCGTAGTTCTTCCCCACAACTCATATGTTGTTTCTAAAATTTTATTAAAATCTTCTATTGGAACTAACATAGGTTCCCCGCCATGAAAACAAGGGGTTGCCCTCTTTTTTCTGTCGTTCCTGTCGTCCTTTGATACTTTATTACTTTCTTCTCTGAGTCTTTTAAGTATTTTATCAATGTCGTACTTTTTAAATCCTACTCTATCTCGTATTTTTGTTTCGTAACACGAACCGCAAAGACCATTACAATTAAGGATTTTTATATTGTATCCCATATTGCTACCCTAGAACTGAGAATCTGCGTGAGACATATCAGTATGAACGTCTGCGTAAGAATCCCCATGTGCGCAGTCAATATGAGGAGTATCCAAGTGACCAACAATAACCTCCATAATATTTTGGTGTTCCACAAAAATACGAGTTGCTTCATCAGAATAACCACTTGCATCATCCCACAGATACCAAATTCCAGTATCTCCATAATCATACCAATTAATAAACGGAGGTTCCGGTGGTCCCATCCAAGTACTAACTTTTTCACCATCCAAATAATCATAATGGTCAGGGTGCATAGTATAATCTACATGTTCCAAATGCGCCCAATGCCCTAAATCCGTATGATAATCTGAATAATTATCTGTGTAAGCGTCTCCGTGGTCCACATCTGCATGGGCAACATCTCCGTGGTCAGCATCAGCATGCTCAACAGAGGATATGTCTGTGTAAACGGCTTCGTGTGAATCTTGGTAGGCAGTATCGGCATGGTAATTTCCATAAGACTGAGAGTCGTCTACTCCCGAGAAACCAGTACTGGCTGGGGCTAAGTTCTTCTGAAACTCAAGAACGCGATAAACTGCATCAGCAAGAACGGTTATGTCATTTCCATTAGAGTCCTTTATAGTCTTGGAAATAATAATCTTATCGGATGGAAGAAGATTGAATCCGTCCATCCCCATAATACCTTCAACGGATTTTGGAGGGACTTTTACCATCGCCAGATAAAAAGTAGCCAAAAGAGTAGCTTCTGTCGGGTCGTAAAGGGCTGTTTCTACCGTAAGAACACCCTTTTCCTTATATCGATATTTTACCTTGTCATCAAAAACAGTAACTTTCTTTAGCTCCCCAGTTCCGCAGTTTTTATCATAATTTAATATGACAGTATGATATGTTCCATCAGTAGAATACTTTAGGCCAAGTTTTTCTAAATCCTCTTTATAAACTCTGACAGCCCCCTCCATGGCAGAGGTATAGTATTTAAACGTCCAAACGCCATCCATTCTCGGAATACAATGGAAAACAGCCGATTGCTGGAAGATTCGTATAAGGTCCAAAGCTGGCATCGAAGAATCTAGATAGAACCCCATCTTTGCTGTCCGAGCCGCATTAAGTGCCAGCAAAGACGAAATATCTATATTTTCATATGGTATTGAGTTAAGAGTATTAAGAATAAAAAAAACACCATCCCCAAATAGCTCCGACCACGTTCCAGAACTAGAACACTTTACTCCCTTGACATCGCAGGTAACAACAAGGTCGTTGATGTTATTGACTAAAGTTATTGTTGCGTCAGTAAGATTTACAGAGTAATCCGAAGGAGTTAATAAAACTCCGCCACGGTAAACATTTGTCACTTCCTCTATTGGGTAAGCAGAAATTTTATATTTGTATATAGACTGGTTGGATTGTACTGCAATTATTCCTTTGCATGTACCAAACGGAATTGGAATAGGAGAGCCATAACTACTTTCCTCAGTATATTGATATTCGGGAAGTAGAGGGTCAAATGTCGTCAGGGGTATGTCCCTAAGTTCATTGACCCTACTATCAGTGACTTCAAACTCCGCTTGCTCATCATTGATAGTAGGATTTCTTACAATCCCTATAAATAAGGTCTCAAAATCGGAATAAGGGGAGCCTTCTTCTGCAACTTTAACGTAGACTGAAGCATTGTGCCATATTATTGATTCAAATGCCCAGTACAACCAACCATCATTAACAAAAGTCAAAGAGCCAAATTGTATCTGCAAGTCTCCAATATAGTAATCTCCAACTCCTTGAGTTATTGTCGGAAATGATTCATCGTTCAGATAAGGAAGATAATAAACTTCATGCAATGATAATGTAGGATTGGCTACGGATTTAGGACTATAAATAACCCTATTATCTTTGGGTTGTCTGTTTGTAAAACAAACATTAAATCTTGCTATAATACAATAATCATAAATTCCTCCGGTTTGGGTTGCCGGACTGTTATTTCCAGACGTATGAATATAAAGAGTTTGATTATTAAAATCAAAGTAGAATGACGAAGCGGTACTTTGACAAGCTCCGATACTAGCAGTCGGAGTGTAGGATATCAAGGCATATACACCACCCTTAACTGCTCCTTCTTCAACAGCATCTACTTCTCCGTATGTAAATGAACTGAATGGAATTGACCAAGCCCCCGAAGAATCAACCCAAGATTCTCCTTCTATTTCCCTGCCCGCATGAACTTCAACAATAAATACTCTCCCTATATCGGGTTCCGCCGCCAAGAGCTGAAAAGATGAGAGTAATCCGGAAGTAAACCCTTTCTCTGATACAATAATGTTGCTTTCTGCAACAGAAAGAAAGTATTCAGGAAGAAGAGTTGAATTTACATCTTGTACCACTATTGTGGCAATACGAGTTGGAATAACGATAGTTCCACTACTCAAATTTTTTGATTCAGATATGGTTACTGTGCTAGAAAGCACCGGAACAATAATATCAGAGAGAACAAGTGTGCTAGTCTGAGAAACTGATATTATATCAACTACAGATATGTCAATGTCGGGCATTCTTACCTCATTTTTTCAAGGCCGACATCAAGAGTCCAGTTGTTCCAGTTCACATAGGTCCAATCAAATTTAAAAAATCTTACATAATTAGTAGTGACATACGGGTCTAAGGTATCTTCTGTAAAGAAAAACCCCTTATGAGTTCCTGCCGAATCAAAAACAAGCTGAAAGTATGGTTTCTCTAGTGGAGTGACGTTGGAGAATTTAAACGATTTAGTCCAATACTTATCTTTAACTACAGACGATAATTGTCCGCCCTCGCTGGCCCGGATAGAACTAGGGTCAAGCTGAGGAAGTTGCTCTCCATAATCATAGTTTCTAGTCGGTTCAAAGTACGGACCAAGATAATTCAGACCAACCTCAATATAGCTATCAGTATTAGAATCGTCGTCTATAAAATGTCTCCAGTATTGATAATAATAATCAGCCCCTAGAAACTGTATCATAACATCGTTGTTAATTACGGGAAATGTATAATCATAAGAGGGTCCACCCCAAGAATTCGATGCGTTCCCCTGAATCTTTACAACCGCAGTTGGACTAAAATTATTGAACTTCGTTATAAAAACCATCACGTTATTGGACGGAAGCGGAGTACCCCTATCACAAATTAAATATTGGTCGCTAACTTGTCCTGTTTCTGACCTCCAAGTTCTTGTGAACCAACGGTGCTGAGAATTCGATACAGGAAAATTGGGGTCAGCCGAAGAACCAGTAACCACACTAGGAACCCACTGATTATTGTACATAAATCGGCATTTCATTTAGTACCCCCGAACACTCTTTGGATGAGTCAGGAATGTTTCTCTTTTCGACATAGCCTCAAGCTGAGGGACGATTTTCTTTCTAATAACAGCGTCAAAAGAATCTGCATCTATGGTAGAGACATTGAACTCATTATTAACCTCGACCTTAGACGACCCTGCCCGGATAGCTATCACAAGGTCGCTGAGGATTTTCCTAATTTCCCCCGTGTCATCCCCTCGGGCGGCAACCTTAACGACTTCTCCGGGATGCATCCGGAAGAGCTGTGACTTACTACCCATCTGCCAAGTACCCCCCTCCTTTGCCTGTATGACATCCTCTCCATTTGCCGAAACATTGACTTCTGCAGAAGGAGTTGGCAAGTCGTTAATACTCTTCCCAAGGGTATTCATGGCTTCTGTCGCCGTCACAACTCTCGCAATCATATCGTCAATCGGATTTGTAATAGCCGACATCTTGATAATAGTATCTTCAACTGCAGCCTGCGTACTAGAAGAAACTTCTGCCATTGCTTCTTTTGTGGTCATGCCAGCCTGTAGTAAAACCTCATATAAATCATCTGTTTTTATAACGGGGGTAATATTAATAGGAGTTTCAGGAGGAGTAGTTTTTTTCAGGGCATCCGCAGCTTCTTGCACCGCAGCTAATGAAACATCTCTAGCTTGCTCCTTAGCAGCCGAGGCAGCCTCTTCTCCAAACTCCTTGACCCGCTTCATAGACTCTCTAAACGCCTCAGGAACAGCCCCGCCAAGGGCGCGGATTATCTCTCCGAACCCAGCCATCATGATATCGTTAGTCTGAAGCTGCTTCTTAGACATGAGTCCCTGTTCTTCGGCCTGCTCAATCAAATGTTTAGTAGTATCGTCAATCTGATACCCATATTCCTCTTCCATGAACCTCAACCGCTCAAGGGTTGGGGCGATTTGGGAAAGCGACTGCTTTTGCGTAAGACCAGCCTCCATCATCTTCTGGTAATAATCAAGCATCGCCCCTTCGGAGTCAGAGAAAATTTCCTGCGTCATTGACCCTGTATTAAGAAGGGCATTCATAACAGCTAGATTTCCCTCTACCGCAGCGAACAACTCCTCGTTGGCTTTCTGGACGTTACGGATTTTAAGTAGTTCAGTAATTGCAGAACTTGCCGTTGTTCCCATTAACTTGTGTTTTTCAACTATTGCATCAAGCACGGGCGCAAGAGAGTTCAGAGCATCAATAAACGAGACCCCGTTCTTTGTCATGGCATTGAAGGTTGCCATAGCCTGCCGTTCTATCCGCGCAAGAGCAGGAACGACATCCCCTGCCATACCTGCCATCTTATCCTTTATGGCCTTCAACTTATCCTCAATACGAATCCTTTCCCACGGCTTGAGAGCATTATCTGCCAACTTCTCCATCAGGGCCGTCTGCTCTTCTGCCAACTTTGTCAGTCCCGGACCAGCTGCGGCAATCATCATTTGTAATCCCTGAACGGCAGAAAGTGTGCCTCTTTGTGTCACTCCAAGCATCCCGTAGACATAATCTGTAATTTCCTTGACCTTTAGTCCAGACTGCATGACCGTAGTGATAAAGGTTGTCATAGACTTGGAACCAAGAGTTCCCATTCTTTCAGCCCCCGCCAAAAGAAGGTCAAAGGATTTTCCTAAACTCTCGGCGGCCTCCTCCGCTTTAAGCGTTCCTTTGTTGTATTCGGTAAGAGCAGCAATAGACTTACCCCAGAGGGCATTAATATTACCAATATTAACTCCCATAGCCTCAATCATAATTGAAAACTTGTACGCTTCCGCAGCCGCCTTCCCCATTTCTTTATACAGACTTGTTACTTGTGCCGCCGTTTCTCTTGTTATTTTTCCATAGCTGCTCATTTTTGCAACTAGAGCGTCTGTATATTTTTCAAGTTCTTCGGCATCTTTTTCGGCTTGTGTTTTTGATTTTTTGAAAAGCCCTCCAAGAATACCGCCAAGAAGGGATGCAACAGCAGTAACGGCGGCTACAACAGCCACACCAACACCACCAATAATTACCAAAGCTATACCAGCTACCAGCCCACCAACAGCAGAACCCTCAGCCGCATATGTTCTTCTTCCAGCCGCTGCTCCCATAGCATTTCCAATAGAAGTTCCAAGAGCAGCCGCAAGCTCGGGGCCAATCGCTACCAGCATATCAGTTACTGTAGCTTTTATTTTTACTGTGGATTTTTTATTATTCTCTGCTATCTCTGCAAATTTAGCAGAAATCCTTCCCCCAATCTGTCCAATTCCAACGGCAACCTGACCCCAAGATGATAACACTGCTGCCTTTGTTTGTATTGTCTGCTTTTGAAGATAAGTCATATCGTCCGTAATATTTTCCACCATTCGGGAAGCGGAATCAGCCATTGACTGCCCAACCGTACCGAAAATTCCCCCAGCGACAGAGAATACGGCAGACCAAATAAAGTTAATATCTGTAGCCGTAGCCTCATGAAGTTTTTTTATCTCGTCCATCTCTTCTGCAGTAGCCCCAACACCCTTTTTTCTGAGTTCTTTGAGCCTAGCATACATTTCTTTATTTGTAACTATTTCTTTATCTTTGAGTCTAACAATATTTTTAATAATAGGGTCCATCCACTGAGTTTTCCAGACGAGCAATCTCGCTTGGTCCGCCCCCTTAGCGGAGGCCAGAGAACTTTCGTAAGCGGCCCCTATCGTTGCTGCTTGTGTTTTAAACGCGGCGAGTAAGTCCGCTTGTTTTTTTGGGTCACTCTCGGCTGCTAAATCCCTGCGAAATTGAGCATTAGCTAAATCCAACTCGGCATCCTTCATGCGCAACTGCAAGCTTAAATCAAGCTTTATTTTTTCATTTTTATAGTAGTCTTCTATAAGCCTAGCCTTTTCAGCATACAGTTCGTTCCACTTGAGTTCTTCTGCGGTAAGAGCTGCCATGACTGAGGCATGACGAGCCTCCTCCAATTTTATCGCTCCCTGATAAGCTGCAGTTTTAGCCGTAACTGGTTTTTTAGATACGGGCTTATCATAACTAGCAAGTTCAGTCTCTATATCCAGCAAAGCCTTTCCACTTTCCTTTGCCGCCGACACCGCTCCAGTTACCCAAGACTTGAACTGGTCCTTGCCCCAGTCAGCCCACTCCCTTTGCTTTTCTTTAAGATTATCAAAAACAGTTATAATCTGTTGTGCATACTCATCAATATTTTTGAAAGACCTTTCAAATGGAGTTAATGTAGTTTGAATCAGGTTTTTAAATTCATCGGTTCCTTTACCCGCAGCTCCTCCAAGAGCCTTAAGGGAAGCAACATACTTATTAACATTTCCTGTGCGCGAAAATTCAGCATTAATTGAGTCAAGGGCTATTTGTAACTTGACTGTTTCTGTTTTTTGCTCTTCCACAGTTGTAATACCGTAAGAAGCAGTTATAGCTCCTTTCTGGCTTGCAGATAGGGATTTTCCTTGCTCTATAGCTAGAAGGGCTTGCTGAAGAGTTAATTTTTTAGTTTGCTCGGTATATGTCTGTAAAGATATCTTTCCACGAACATATTCATCATGTACACCCTTCAGTTGTTTTTCTATAAGGGTATACGCTTTTTCTTGTTTTTCTTTATCTTTAAGTCCCTCTTCTACAAGAAGAGAATATGCTTCCTCTATCGTATAAGCTTGTCCAAGAGCCATTTTTCCTTTTGTAATAGAAACTACGAGTGCATTTGTCATATCAACTGTAAGCAAGCCCGCCTTACTAAGTCTTTCTAAATTTTCTATATTCAAATCTAGAGTATCATTTAAATCTTTTATTGTTTTTACACCGAGATTACTAAGGTCATCATCTAATTGTTTTATTCTCTTTTTCAATTCATCCGTTTTAACGGCGGAAAGAAAATCAGGTTGAAACTGCTCTAAATAACTTAAAACAGATATATTATTTTTTGCCCCGCTTGCCACAGCAAGAAAAAATTTATTTACTCCATCTTCTCCCTTACCAAATTCTTTTTCTATTCCTTCCAGAGTCGTACCCGATAATTTTAAAGCGTATTGAAATGCCTTAACTGATAATATTCTGGCAGCTCTTGCCTTTTTTTCTTCTTCTGAATAAACCCCAAACCAACTATTTACAGCTTTAGTTCCTGCATCTCCGATACGCATAAAAAATTGTGATGCATCTATAACCGCATTTTCAATCCATTTAATTCCTCCCTCAGTAGTATCAAGTATATTATTAGCAAAAGTATCTATTCCGTCTGTTATATCATTTCCAACATCTACAATTTTTGAAATTACGTTTTTACTATTGGCAGATTTAGTAGAATTTGGCTCTTCTTTGACGGGCTTGAACATATTATCTTCGTCACCAAACTCTTTAAGTTTTTTTCTGGCAGCTCTAAGTTCTTTATCAACATTTTCTCCCCATTCTTTAAGAGGATTCCCATGCATCTTGTACTCATTAACTTTTGTAAGATAATTATACAGAGTTACCAATCCACCAATAACGAGCGTAATAATTCCAGCCCAGCCAATAAAAGCAGCTGCTTTATTCATAGCCAATGTAGACAATCTTGCCGCTTCCGATGCATCTTTTACACCCTTAAGATTAACTATATACCTAGCCAAAACTTGAGTGGCATTATTTACCGTACTCATAAGAGTACCAAAAATGGCTATCAATGGAGATACAGCCGTCATAAGCAAAACAGCCTTTACTCCGGTAGAAGCGATGGCTCCGGCAGCCTCTTTATGTTTTCCTATCCAGCCATTCATACTCTTAACAACCTCAACTATCCAACTCACATATGATTTTAAGGTAGGAAGCATCTCATCAAGTAGTTGATAATAAACACCTTTAAGACCAAGTTTCATCTCCTCCATTTTTCCACTAAAGTCTTCTGCGGCCCTAGCGGTCTTCTCACTAATAACCGCTCCAAGTTCTTCCGCCGCTTTCATAGCTTCTTTTAATCCTTCCGGACCAAGATTCAAAAATGGAATCAATGCTCTTCCATACCTACCCATTAATATTTGTGAAACTTGTAACTTCTTTCCTACATCGTCCATTTCAGCAAGTGTTTTTGAAACATCCATAAGAACGTCTTTAATATTTCTTTTCTGCTTTGTTGCAACATCCACAAGTTCAATACCGTACTTTTTAAATGTCTTTGCCATCAAAGATGTTTGTTTTTCTGCCATCGCCATATTTCTACCAAGTTGTTGCATACCATATCCAACATACTGTAAAGAAACCCCAGACTTTGCCGCAGCCAGTTGCAAAGCAGACAAGTCTTCTACAGAAACACCAGTCCGTTGATGCATATACCAAAGACTTTCAGCATAAGCCAACGCCTGTTTTGTTGCCATAACCGCACCCGCAGTAATAAGCGTAAATATGGCAGTAAGTTTCATTCCTATTTGTTGTATAGCTTGACCACTCTGTGTAAATGAATTTATAAATCCACCAAATTTCTGGTTCACACCAGCCATTACTTCACTAAGTCCCCCCATAAAGCCCTTCGCTACATCTATAGCAAAACCAAATTTTCCAGCAAATCCCTGAGCCTCTTGAAACCCCTTTGCCGTTGCTGAAAGAGCTTGGCGCAAACTCATCGTAGTCTGTTCCATCCCCCCAACAGCCGCCCCTACCCCCTCGGTAGCCACCTTCATCTTGTCTGTGGCATTAACGTAATCGTCTCCAAAATTAATTATAGAGACAGACCCTTGATTATCGAGTGTGATTACAAAAGGAAGTTCTAACTGTTCATTCGCCATCGGCTCGGCCTTTCATATCGTCAGAAGGACGATTTTCCTTCTTTGCCAACCGCTTCTCATTGGCAACATCAATCATGTACAGAAGCTTACCGGACAGCCTGATAGCCGCTGACTCACCGACTTCTAACAAGTCGCATAATGACCTGACCAACTGAGGGTCAAATTTTAAGATACCGACATTGGTATCGACAGATTGCGTGAGTAGAATCCCGAAGATGAACCATGCGTCCGAATTCGCCTGCAAGAGCGAAGGAACGCCTTTGGGACACAGGCCATCTTCGTCCAGCTTCTCGCAATTCGGTCTAAGATTCTTCGGAAGCTGGTCAAATACCCTTTTACAATCCTTGCAGTTCTTGGCATTTGGAGTTTCTACCCACGCAACTATTTTTCCAGATTCGTCATCTCCTTCTCGGCCTTCTTTTTGTCTTCTTCAAACTGTTCCGGAGTCGTGGCAATGGAAAGTACCCAGTTCTCAAAGTCCGAACTGTTCCAGAGCAGGGAAATGCGATTTTCCAAATTGGACTCGATTTCCATATCATCGCTAACGCCGGAGTCAAGTTTGACGGGCCAGAGCCTCTTGAACTTGGCTACCGTCAATCCCTTCCATCCCTTGACCACGCTTTCGGCCCAGACCTTGGCAACACGCCTGCGGTCCACTTCCTGCTCCTGCTTCCGGGTTTCAGCATTCCACTTTCTAATAGTGGATTCGTCATAAATCCGAAGCATCTCCTGCTTCCCGACAAATGCTATTTCAACCTGAAACCCAGAAATACTGGGATACTCCATCCAGACAGTAACGCCTTTCATCTGCGTACTGTCAATTAACCGTTGAAGGTCTACCATTAATCCTACCTCCTATAAGTAAATTTACTTAAACGTCACTTTTATTTCATCGTCTCCGGCTGCCCCACCAACGGCTGTGAACGGAAGTTCAATCATGATTTCCTCGTCCCCAGAAATGACCGGAGTCTTGTACTCAATCTTCGGGCAGGAAATCTCCATGATTTTTCCCGCAACGCTGCCAGCAGGAACGATAAGCGCGTCCTGAATCTGGTAGTCGGAACGATAGAAATAAGTCGGCATGTTCTTGTAGAAGTAAAGTCTCAGTGTCCCCGACACATCCCGGAATCCCGGTGCGCCGTAAATCGTGGGGACAACAAGCCCGTTCTTCAGGTCTGTATAGTACTTGATGTTGTTGTTAATCGTAATCGTAGCCGACAGAACAATAGCCGTATTCGTATCAATGGTCAGATAGCCGAGCTTTCCGTGTACGGGCGCACCCACTTCAACTCCATTGGCAGGGAACCACGCCTCAACAGCGGACCCGGAATTAACAACTGCTCCAACAGCCGGACTAATAGCCAAAGTATTTGTAGTGTAGTTTACGCCAGTGACAAGAAACCCCAATCCGGTATTAGTAGCAGACCCAATCGTAACCCTAGAAAGTTCTGTGTAACGAGTGGCATCATCAACATGAATATGGTCATCGGGGGCAGCTGTAGTCGTAGCCAAAATAGAATGACCCGCCCGATACCACTTCATGAACTGCCCGCTCCACGCAACAGAAGCTATGTCGGCTCCCGAGACGTTGACTTCTCCCTGATTGACCGTGCATCCTGCCATGTAAAAGACCGTATGACCGACCTTTCTAAGAAGAGAAAAAGACGGCAGGTTCGTAGTGCTGTCAAGCGTGTAGTCAATTTTGACATTTGGAGTAGGCGTGTTATCGCCCATAAGACATTCCCAAAGAACGTCCGTCTCAGGCTTGGTCCCGGCAACACCGGAGGGCTTCACATAGGTATTGAAGCTCCAAGAACCGGGATTCGTCCGGGCCTTGATAGGGGTAGAACGACTGCGCCGCGCCCTGACCTGAGCGTCATCAAGAAATTCGATTTCCTGATTCGTAGTAGCCGCACCAACCGCAAGGACCATATCCGTTGCAGTCGGGTAAACCAGAGTACCTTCGACTTGCTCCTTCTTGACAAACAGTTGCTCTTCGTTTGCAAGAGAAAATTTCTTCATTTGTTATCCTCCAATTTGATAAGTTCCGTCTTTACCTCCCATCCCACGGCTTTTCCATACATCAAAACAGAAGTCTTAATGCTGTTAAAGACTCGTTCAGGGACTTCTACCCAAACCCCCATAGGTGCTTCTCCGAACCCAGAGATTTTCCTATTGGCATTGCTAGACTTAACATAGTATTTAGAAATTGTGAATGTCTTCGGTTTTTGTATGGGCGGTTCCACTTGTTTTTGTTTCTTTGGTTGATAGTAATTAGGCATCTGATATCCTCTTTTCATACTTCATTTCTATCGTGGCAATAACCTTCCACATGGGGAATTCCCCTGAATTTCTAATATCCGAAACCGATACAGAAGCGCAGGTCTCGTTCAATGTAGGGTCTCCTCCAAGTGCATCTTTTACCTCCTTGAACAGGGCTTCACCCTGCTCCCAGTCTGTATTAACACCCAAATAGTAACAAGTCAACACAACCCGGTTTCTCCACAAGGCATGCCTGCCTGTTAAATACGGCATAGGAATCTCAGAACTCGGTACTATTTCTATCAAAGGGTATTCTGCGGCGGAATACTCATCAGTGTCTATTGGTCCAGATGAAACAACTACTGTTTTCATACTTGTAGTCATAAGTATTGTAGCCAATCTGTCCAGTTGCAAGTGACGAGTAGAGTCTGCCATGATGATTTTCCTAAACCTGCCCTAGATATGAGACGTTGACCATAAAGATAGCCGCACAGTGTGGCTCCATAAACCCTTGGTCCGTACTAATTGAGGCTACTTCTACCCCATAGGCCACGCCACCCGCAGAACCATCGGAAGTAAGCGCAGTAAGACCCTGCGTAATAAGAGTGTTCAAAAGAGTGGACATATTACCATCTTCGCTTTTACTAAAAATTACAACCGTGTAAGATGCAGTTATTAAAAGGACATCCGAGCAAACATATTTTCTACTCTCCCGAAGTTCGTTCAAAAAGGCGGACGGGTATTCATAGTTCTCAAAATTCTCCATGTGCTGTCTGTCTACCCGCTTCATTCCAGAGATTCCCAGCAGGGCAGACTCAAGCCATGCAGCTATTGCTTCCCTTGTTCCAAAATAAATTCCCATTATTGCGGCTCCGCTTCTTTACTTGCTTCTTGCATTTTTACTCTTATACTGTACTGTACAATATCCGAAATTGCTTTATTGACTTCGGTAAGTTGATTGAACAAAGCTCTTTTTGTTTGCCGGACCATGCCATAAGGAGTTGTTCCGGGATGCCAAACTAAAGAGGCAAAAATCTCAGTTCCATCAGAAATAGTAAAGTGAAGTGGTTTTCCGGGTACGACAACCGGGGTAGTTCCACCACGGATAAAATGCGGCCTCGTTCCGTATTCAAGGAATCGCAAAAGAGGATACGCATTCGGACTCGTATTATGGATGATTATTTTATCAATAAACCCTTCGTTATCTAACTCAGCATCTCTCGTCCAATAATTACCAACGTGGTCGGGGGCGTTATGCATCTGTGGGGTAAGACGTTTCAGCATAGCCAAAGTCCCCTCTTGCCCATCTATGGTAGTAACCTCGTCTGCGGTAAGGCTCCAAACAACATCTCCGGCATACTTCTTAAAGTTTTTCATCTCCCCTATAGCGGCGGCGAAGACGGCATCTGGAGTCTGTAACTTGAATTTCATGGGAACATATTCTTCCTTGATTCAACGCTAAGATACTCATTGAATCTTTGACGTAATTTCTGAGCGTCCTGAAGAGTTGGGTCCGCCTGAGACCACGGAAGCATACCGCCCGTGTGCGAGACAGCCGTAAGTCTCCGTCTTTTTCTAGCTACGAACTCAAGAGCTTCTGCCGTACAGTACCAGACCATTAGTTTTTCAAAGCGGTCTGGAAGGGAGTCAAGAGTCCAGCGAGAAACACCTATGTACCAGACTTTGTCTCCTGCAGTCGTTGGAGGAGGAATCAAGAACAACTTGTTATCCTGAATTCTGAACATCCAGTCATGCGTATCCCGAACCTTTTTCTTTGCCAACGCATCGACAAATTCCTTATAAATTCCGGTCTCTACATCGTAAGGTCCGGGAGTAACGCCCGGAATGAAAACGTCAAAATCCGTATCGAACAAATCCCCAAGAGTTGACCCACCACTCCAGTCACAAAACAAGACATCTTTAATTCCAGAAGCTAAAGAATAATCTGGCTGGTTTTTGACAGTCGTGATGGAATATATATTCCAGTTAGATACAGATTCGCTGATTTTATCCAGACAGTCCTGCACCATCTGGGTAATATCATTATCAGCTATTTCGTCTTCTTTAGGATTACCTGACTCAGCCCTTGTCCGGCTCAGGACTACCGCTTCCCTCACTGGCATTTGATTCCTCCTCGTCTTCGTCAGGAACAATGTCCTCTGCGTTAATTACCAAGACCTTCTCCCGAGCAAGTTTTGCCCTAAGTATATTTTCACTCTTTCCCGGTTTGACTTCAACTGCGTCTCCCAAAGCATTGTAAAAAATCTCAGGATTCTTCCCCTTGTTTGTCACTATCTCCTTGTAGTACTGAATCCTGTCTGTAAGAACAACACCATTTTTTTCTGTCATGATTACTCCTTCTTATAAGATGACCACAAATTTCTAAACATTTCCAGTCCTAAATAAACTCCGAAAGAAGCCTGTCTCTGCCAGATAAACAGGACTCAATTACCTCATTGGTAAGGGTCAGACCACATTTTGGACAATCTTTTGGGTTTATAGATATAATTTTCTCAAGATGCTCTTGGCTTCCCCACAACTTTATTAGCTCCGAAAAATTATCGTACTTTCCAAGATTTAAAGTATTATCTCCTCTGCGGTCAGGACACAGGTAAAATACCTTATTTGCCGCAAATACACCCGTCAATGGTAGTACTGAACACCTCTCAAATCTGACAATCTTATCCCAATCTCTTCCAACTTTCTGAACAATCCCGTAGATATGAAAGTCAGGAGATTCAAGTTCAAGCCTAGCATCCTTAATGTATATTTCAGATATTTTCCTAACTCCGACTCCATACTTGTAATGAGGAAGCCACATAGGTCTGATATGAACCTCGTCAACACCTATGCGTTTTGCTATGCTGCAAAAGGAGCGTATATCAGCATAGTTTAAATGATGAATAATAAACTTCATCGTGATTACCGGAGATTTTTCTTTTCCTCTTTCAGAAACAAGAGATTGAATCCCATTTATAACTTTTTCAAGCGTCCCCAACGGAGCTTTCTTAATTTTCTGATATGTCGCTTCGGTAGCGGCATCAACGGTAACACCAACCCAAGAGGCTCGTAATAATAGCTCTCGTATCTTTTCATTGTTAAGAGAAGTTCCGTTTGTCTTTACTCCTATATGCTGTTCGTTCTTATATGCCGCAGCTAAAAATTCTTGTATTTTAGGATGTAGTAAAGGTTCTCCTCCAGAAAGAGTAATATTTTTAACCCCCCACTCTGAGAGGTTATTAGGAAGAGAAATGAAAATACCGTCAGGAATCGATGTTGGAGAGTTATTTCTAAAATCTCTATTCTTGCACCACATGCAGTTGACATTGCAGTTGTTTGTTGGGTCAACTGTAACAGAAAGAGGTGGAGGAAGTTCTTTACTATCTCCTCTCATCCAGACAAGAACTTTTTCAGCATGTTCTTTTTCGGCAAGAATCCTCATACTATTAAAACTATGATAATTATATGTCCATTCTTTCCACATTAGAATTCTCCTTCACTTCAAATTTTTCTTTGTTCTATCAGCTGATTGTGCTGCTGTGTATTTCAACTTTATAGCGTCAGTTCCAGAAATACCTGCAATTAAGATACAAGCTATCCAAGTTGATTTATCTACCAGACTTGTCAGTAGAGGCATATCAAGACTTGCTATTTTTACAAGATACAAAGAACCAAAGTTCAGAACTGCCCACCCAATAGCAACCCGAACTCTACGACTCCATTTTCTGCCATTTCCTGCTTCTTCGTTCATGTGTCTCCTCAAACTCTTTATTCAATTTTCTAAAGTTTTCCAACTCCAAATTAACGCACCCAAATGTCTTAATATCCCCTCCCTCTTGCGGGTCCGTTTCAAGGTCGTATAGTTCTTCTGCTTCGTCGTTTGTTAAAATATACTTATACTCTCCAGCCAAAATTGCTTTTTTTCTTGTGAAGTTAAATAATGCTAAGAAAGATGCAGGCTCAAGATTTTCCCAAATCTTATCTGTCCAAACCTCACTGACAATAAAGTCATGTGATTTATCAGATAGCAGATTTATTCCATCTCCATACGACTCAACGTCAAGAATAGTTGGAGCTATATCGATAAGAGAAACTAATTTTTCACTGGTTGCAGCAACCCGTCCGGGATAGTAGACAGCAAGAGGAACGCTTATGACAGACTCGTAAAGGCTATAGGAATGCGCTCCCCACCCCTTGTCCCACAGCTCCTCTCCGTGGTCAGATGTAAATATGACCATCGTATCATCTAAATATCCGTACTCCTCAAGGAATACGAAGATTTTCCCAAGCTTCATATCGTACTGAAACGCAGCTTCTCCGTAATAATGAATGGCTTCTCTTCGCAGAGTGACATCGGCAGCCGGAGACGAAGATGTCTTGTATGAATTGAAAGACCCTTCTTTCTGTCTTGGAATCAAATCCTTATGCTTGTTTCGCCTTTCCCACGCGCCATAAGATTCATGCGTGTCAAAGTCTTGAGAATAAAAGAAAAAAGGAGGCTCTTCTTTAAGTGACTGAACAGTATCCATGAATTCTTTTTCCTCAAGATATATCCAGTCTCTGGCCTTAAAAGAGTCAAATCCGTCATTAAGTTTGAAGGTATCAATCAGAAACCCCCCACCCGTCCGGGCAACCGTCTTGTACCCCCTTCTGTGCAGAGCAGAAGCCAGACTAAGTCCTTCGTGAATCTTGGGAGAATAAAACTCAGGATGATTCTTCATTATTGAAAATATCTCATTGCGGGACAAGTCCTGAACTCCAAGAGTTCTTGGGTACATTCCCCAAAGCAAGGACATATTTGAAGCCAAGGTCCACGGAGCAGCTGTGTAAGAATTAAGAAATTTAGTGCATTTTTTATCGATAAAATCGTTAAGAAACGGCATGCAATCACTATTGTATGCAGTATCCGAGCGAAGAGAATCAGCGACGATAAGTATTACGTTCATTTTTTGCTATAGTCCTTATATTGCGGGACCACAGGATAACAATGCCCTCCGTTTATAATGGTAGACATCATCTCATCGTACTCCTGAACCAGCGCATTTCTCTGAAGATTCAATCCATCTATTTTTCTTTTCGCTACAGCTACAGTATGGTCATCGGCTTTGGGGTCGTGTGCAACCTCTTCCTGATGCCATAGTTTAAGATTTACTATTGCAAGTTTGTCAATAAGACTGCCCGGAGTTTCCATAGTCATTCTCCTATAACAATACCAATGCCATGATTTGCAAACCCTTTCTTTGCATGAATGGTTACAAACGATTTACCGTCCATCCCCTGTTTCTTTGTAGTAAGTTCGTTCCAAAACTTTTCAACTTCGTATTTTTGATTGAAAATGTCATGAAGAGCGACAATACCAGTAACGTATGGAGAGTAAATTTCATAATCTTTTTTAACCGATTCGTATGTATGACAAGCGTCTATAAAAAGAAGGTCTATTCTTCGTACCTTCAATATCAGTTTCAATTGCTCTAACGTCTTTGGGTCATGCGTATCCCCAAGTATATCTGGAGTAGACTTTTCAGCAGAACTATCAATCCCAATGCAAGTAGCACCAAGACCGAACTCATAGAAAATTCGTTGCTTGTTCTCGTACACACCAAGTTCAACAACAACAGGATTTGTTATCTGTTGCTGTATAAAATAGCTTTCTACAAAATTTAAAAACAAGAACCACTCAGAAGGGTTTTGCCATGGGATAGGATAAATTTCAAATACTTTTTTATTCATTTGACCACTCGCTCATATATCCCCCATGAAGAATAGGACAATGATATCTCCAATCAGCATAATTACTAGGAGTCCTCCAATCTGGACCAAAAAAGACATCCAACCAAGCTTCGGGTGGACTTGGTACTTTGAACATCTCTCCAGCAAATGGTACAGTTGTAAATTCTTTTAGAATATTTACGGGGTACTCTGTATGCGTTTCATAACACTTCCATGTTTTCCCCATTCTCCGATTATAAAAGAACAAATCTTTTTGTCTATAATGGCACTGAATCTCAAAAGGAAGTACAAGAGTATCTCCATCAAAATGCGTCTTTAACCACAAGATACGTCCGTTTCTAATTTCCTGACCCGTAAAATGGGCTTCGTCGTATAACGGACCTAGTTCATAAAGAATATGCTCCATACTATCTTCTGACATTACTCCAAGGTCGATATCCTTATCGTATTCAATAAGCCTTCCATCCCGAATAAGACCAAGCAGAGTTCCTGCCATAAGAAAAACTTCTTCACCAATAGAATCAAGACGCTGCTTCAAAAGAACAAACTCATCCACAACACGGTTCATTCCTATTTTAGAAAATCCAAGTTCTTGGCTCATACGATATGCCCTTTTATTTCAGTAGTCGAAACATTAGGAGTTCTGGGTAAGTAAACAACTTCACAACATGATTTCAAAAAATCGAACTTTCCGGACCAGTCATCTCCGATAACAAAAACAGATATCCCCAACCGTAGAATATCATTATATTTTTGCTCCCACTCATATTCCGGTATAACTTCATCAACATAACGAATTGCTTCCAGTACATTTTTACGGTCCTCGTAAGAAAAATAAGAGAGCTTATTCTTCTCTAGCCTATTGAACTCATCCAAGGATAGCGCAACAGTCAAGTGGTCTCCGAGTTCTTTAGCTCTTCGCAAAAAGTTTATATGCCCATAATGAAGTATGTCAAAGGTTCCATAAGTTATGACTTTTCGCATAACAACTCCTTTGCTTTGGCTAGAACAACCTCGACTGGTATCCCACTCAGGCAGGGAGGGATTTTCCTATTCTCTTTAGACCTATGGTCTGCTCCGTCAATACATTTGACGCTATAATCGCAACCAAGCGTTTTACCATCAATTGGGCATGGAATCTGTACAATTTCCATGGAAGGGAACATTTTCTGGAAGACGCTTCCCCCCCTATACCCAAAAATGGCTATTGTAGGCACCCCCAAGGCTCCCCCTGCGTTAGAAAAGGCCGAGTCCAAGGAAATGACCACATCTGCCACAGACATCAATTTAAGGGCTTCTGTGAAGGAATACTTGTATGTCAGACCTGATTTTTCATCCAGTATTTTAAGGCACACTCCCGGAAGCTCTTTTAGCTTGTTTATCAGAGCCGTCATACCGGGCCAAGTCTTCAACAGGTTTGTCGTCTCCTTAGCTATGGCGATTTTCCTAATTCCATCTTCTACGCCCCATTCTTTATTTGCCCAATCCGTGGCAGCTTCGTCCACCTTAATCGTAGGATGAGTTTCGTCCCCGAAAATACTTATGTAATTCAGATAAATCTGGTCTCTGGGAGTTACAATTCTACCGTACTTTTGCATCTCAATAAGTTCAAACTTATAATCAATGTCAGTACAGTCAATCTTCATATCCGCCTGAAGATTTTCCCAATCGTCCGTCTGAACTGTGTCAATAAATTTGTTAAAGGCATAGGCTTCTTTGAACGCTTTGGGAACAACATATGTTATTTCGCAGGTAGGGAACTTTTTCTTTACAACCTCAGCGATAACCGACATAAATATATGGTCCCCAAGGCCACCCATCCAGCGTCTTATCGCAAGATGAAATGTCCCCTTGGAAATTATAAATTCGCTCATACGGTAAAGACTCGCTCCCGTGTCTATTATATTTTTCTTTATCTTTCCCAGTGCCTGACTCTCATGTGGATGGATTCCCCACTTCTCTTGGTACAGCCGGATGTTAGTGACCCAATGGATATCCCTTGATTTTATTTCTTCCTCATTCGTCTTAATGACTCCACCCAGAACATGATAGAACAAGGCTGCCCCAGTCCTGCAAAACTTCTTCCCCGCCAACCGAATCCGTAACGTATAGTCGTTATCTTCAATATATCTCGGCTTGAATCTCTCATCAAACATACCCACAACCTCAACGCACTCTCTTGAAAAAAGAGTAGCCGAGTACGCACCCGGAGGTATGTCCGTTACGATTTCCATGCTCTTCTGTGGAGTCTGACTATCTATGAACCACGGGGCGCACTGTGCCGTTGTAGCAAATACTCCGTACACATCATTATTGTTCTCAAGAAAATCTACAAGTTTGTCTATGCAGTCAAACCGGAGAGTGATGTCATTATTTACAAGAAGAAAGTGGTCGTAATCCCCGGCAAGAAACTTTTTTAGACCTATGTTCTGTGCAGCCGCAACACCCGTTCTCTTAGACTCGTAATCAATCCCCTGCGCTTTCAACCACTCAGGTGTCCCGTCCGTACTCGCATTATCCACTACGAATACATCGTAGTCGTTCCATGCTCGGATAGAAGTCAGAGCTTTTTTAGTCATCTCCAGAAGGTTGTATGTCAGCATGCAAACAAGAACTTTTTTAGGCTTTGTAAGATGCTTTTCTATTAAAGCTATAACATCATCCGCCTTAATATCTTTAAGACAACGAGTATATTCTTTATCTGCTTTTTCTTGGTAAGATGAACCGTCTATACAATCAAGAGTCCACCAACACGGACCAATCCCAAGAGGGCAAGACCCTTGAATAAAATCAGCCTTCTCATAATCTTCACAATACATCTTACCGTCCGTATGCCCAAACAGAGCAACGGTTCTCTTTTTCAATGCTCCTGCAATATGAAACGCTGCCGAATCCGGAGCTACGATTACATCACATTCATTGATAATAGCCGCCATCTCTCTGACGGTAAATTTATATGCCCAATCCTTGTTCGTACAAAACTTGTCTAAAAAATTTATTACTGAAATCTTTTCGTCTAGTTGTATGACAGAATACTTATTTTTTATTTTATCTATTAACTCTTGCGTTTGCGGGACCGTCCGTGTTTTGCAACTAGACTCGGTCTGAAATCCAATAAGGGGTCTTGGTAATTTATTACAGATAGTTTTTGCCCAAGCTTTTTCATCCTCCGTAACAGCCCACACAGGATTTCTATCAAATAAGAAAAGACCAAGATTCTCTAAAATAACCTCGTTCCTATTTCTGTATCCATAACGTCTGTCAGCAGCTTTCTCCCTCCATTTCAGCTCCAGACCGTTTACATCGAGAACTGAATCAAACATAATCTTAACATCGGTTGGAACTTCGTATAAAACTCCACCCGGTTCTATGTATGGATTATTTTCCCAGACGCTCTTAAATTTTTCGTTGGCAGCTACATAAATCTTTACTCTTCCTTCATACACTATTTTATATGCTTTTGGGATAACGGTTATCATCACGCTATCCCCAAGTTTGTCTATCTTTGAAGCATCAATAAGAATTGAAATCTTATCTTTTTCACGGAACAATTCTTCTGTCAGTCTATGCGCGTTCCAAAGCTCCGGAGAAACAAAATATGTTTTTATATCCGCATCACTCAAAAACTGGTCAAACATTTTTTCTCCGGGACGAATGACAATAGGTTCGTGATTCCTATTATAAAATATCTCCGAAGACTTACTGCTATTAACCCATAATTTACCTTTTGGCAACCTAAAACCTCCTCCACCCTTTTGAAGCATCATATCTTCCATCTGACTCTCTCTACAGCCGCCTCAATCTCTTGCCACACTTTTTCTTTATCAGCATACATACACTTATACTTGCTTCCACAAGCTTCCATCTTTTCAAAGCACGGAACACACCCAATAAGTTTACTAAGACTTACCTCTGTCGCACCTTCCGGCCTTAAAGGATGTTTAGATATTCTCTCAGACCCTCTGGACGGACCCGACAAAAAAACTACAGGGGTACGGGTAAAGTGAGCCATCCACAAAGCGGCAGAATCAACCGTTATCAGAACAAGCGCGTCCCGGAGTAGCTTAACCGTTTCGTCTGGTGGGATTTTCCTATTTTCTCCCATGACATAAACAGGAGCTATCTTCTCTAGCCGGGGTACAAGATAGTCAACAGTCTCCTTTGGTATAGTCTTCAAAGGCTTAGAACCACTATGACAAAACACTATCCCGCCCGTCCCAACTGTCGGTTGCTCCAGAGACCAGACAGGCTCCTGCTTCTGGTCATACCCAAAAAACTCCCTGAATATGTCTACCCTGTGCATAGAGTGATATTTTTCAAGATAAAGGTCTCTCTCAACAAGGTTGTCAAGGTAGAAAGAGACATCATATTTTCTAGGAGTCCTTGTATCAGACATAAACGAAGAAAAAATACCCTCGTTAAAAATTTCTATAAATCGAAATCCTCTAGCGGGGTCTTTGTTCGTTATCAGGTGTATCTTTACATCTGGATGTTTTTCTTTGAACTCGCGGGCCACGGGGAGGAACATAAGGACATCCCCAAGCGCGTACCTGCGTATAAAGGCTACGTCACAAACCCCTTTCATAACCTCTGTATATGTTTCTATTTTTCTGAGTGTTTTTGATAAAGGGATTCTATCGTAGGGTAAATCAAAAGCGGTGCGGGGAGGGATTACAATAGGGTCGTTGAGCCTGTCGTAGAATATCTCAAGTCCACCCGCATTGTAAACCAATTACCACCTCCCCGTACCGTATATACAAAATGAACGGGGGGGAAGGGGGAATTCTTCCCCCCCGTTCTGAACAAACGTCCCTCAGTTAATTATTAGACTATTAACTTTGTGTGAGGGTAACGGTTGCCAGTCCGTCCTTGATAAGCGTACCATACGCGAATCGAGTCATCAGACCCTTTCTAGGCGTGAAGTCGTTGGTATCCACAATCTTCGGAGTCACATAGAGAGGAATGTAGGGTGAGTAGAAACCAACAGAGTCTGTCCAAGTATTTCCCTTATATCCCATGAGGAGCTTGTTCGTGACAGGGAAGAACGGGTCTTTGTAAACCCGGTATCTGTCATTGAGCGTCCCCGAGAGATGCCGACCAATTGCAAATTCAGAAGGGTCGTTGGCAGGCGAGAACCGGAACTCTTCAAGCTTCTCAAGACGCACGATGGTATCGGGATGTCCGATAATCCAATTGGCGTAGCGATATCTCTTCTTGTAAATGAGGTTCGATGCATCCACAACGGCTTCGTAAAGAGTCCGCTTGTAATCCTTCAGGAAAGTCGTGGAAGTATCGCCAGCCAGCTGACCGTTGATATTCCAGTTGACGTTTCCTGCGCCCGTGCCTGTTCCGTACCCAGAGCCGCCCGCTCCCGCGAGGAGAGCAGTGATAATAAGACCGTCAATTTCACGGACAATCTGTTCCTGCAGCACGGTCATGAGTTCAGTTTCGGCATTAAGACCATGGTAAGCCATGAGGTCTTGCTCCAACTCCACCGTCCAGATAGCCTTGAGCTTCTTTTCGATAGCCGTGACGGTCTCGTTGGTGATTTTCAGGTCGAGTTCCTGCACCGTCCCACTCTCAGTCGTAGTAGCATAATTGGGAGACCGGACTTCGGCTACGCTGTCATCAGCAGTAGCTTGGTCAAAGGTGTTGTGATACTGGAAGTCGAGATAAAAAATCTTAGCCGTAGGCTGTGCAATCGGCTGAATGGAAACAAGGTCCATAGCCAAAAGCTTACTAAAGATTTTCCTAACGAGAGGCATGGCGATGGTCGTAAAGGTAAAGGACTGACCGGACGGAGTTGTCGTAGTCGTATCCTCCAACAGGTGCTTGGCCTGCTGCCTCAGGACTTTGGATATAATCCAGTCCTTGGATGAGGGGTCATTCGCCATTTTGAACTTGTCAAAATCTTCCGTCAGGGCCGCGTAAGAGTTTGACAGAAACTTAACCGGGTCTTCAACCAACATCTTCACTTCCGGAGCGGCCTGCTGCCGGAGGTCGTACTGAGACTTCAGGTCTTCATAAATTTCCATTACTTATCCTCCTTCTTAATTTTCATACCACCAAAGGACTGCATCTTCCTCTTAAAGTCCTCCGCAATCGGGTCATTCCCGTCATTGGAAGGTTTAACCACCCCTTTGCCCTTGTCTTCAAGGATTTTAGATTCCTCACTGGCAAGGACTTTGGCGAAATCTTCGTCTTCTTTCAGATACTTAGCCACATCTTCCGGAGTCTTGATAATACCCGAATCCAGTTTCTCGACCAGACGGGTCTTAACCAAAGCTCCAAACTTCAACCCCTGCACACCTTCGTCAATAGAATTACGAAGTTCCTGCTTGAGCTTTTCCTCGGCAACCTTGGCTGCCTGTTCCTTCTGAGCATCCAAAACGGCTGTCTGGTCAGTGATTGTTTTCTCTAAAAGAGTGACCTTGTCAATCAGAGCCTGCCGTTCCTCGTCCGCCACCTTTGCCGCCTTGGGATTTTCCTTAACGATGTACTCTTCAAGATATCCGCTAGAGCTAAGGATATCAACAATTCCCTCAAGGACAGAAAGGTGCTTTTCCATCTCCTTGTCCTTCGTGTTCAGCTCGGCTTCCAACTGAGAGACACGCCCAAGGTTCTCCTTGAGTTTAGCATCCGCCTCTGTAACCTTAGGCTCAAATTCTTTGGAGAACTCAGCCTTCAGTTCGTCTATAATCTGAGGATGCTTTTCTTTCAGCAAAGCCAGAGTTAGTTCTTCAGACATTGCTTCCTCCTGTATGACTTTTTCATTTGCGTCCGCCTGTTCTATGATTTTGTGAATCTGAGCGGACTGAACAGACGGGTCAATCACAAAATCAACACTCTCCAACTTATAACCCTTTTCAATCTCCTCCAATTCCTCTCCGTTGACAGTAACTTTCTTACTGTTACCAGCCCCACGCGAGGAAAATCCCGGCCTTCCACCAGCTCTCAAAATTTCCTTCAAAACAAGACCTGCCGGGGTATTAAGAATAAGACATTCACCAAGAATACGGCTAGGTTGAAACTCGTCCCACCAGAGCTTTGTGACCATATGGGACGTTTCCTTCAGTCTCCCTCGCACCTCAGGATGGTCAACCTCTCCGAATACACGGTTTTCTTGAAGACGGTCTTTCAGACCAGCAAGTGCTTCCTCAAGGACTTCCTTCTTGTAGATTCTTTTGTTCCGATTGGGAATGTCGGCTTCCTGTACAACACCAGTAACCTTCATTCTTTTTTCGGTCTGTCCCTCGACAGCGTCCTCTACAATCCTGAGGTTGCTCCAAGTTGTTTCAACTAAAAGTTTTTCGGGCATTCTATGCTCCATGTATGACTTTATCCATAGTTTGTAACATGTCAAGTATTGTTAATTTTGTCATTTACCACTTCCACTGATAGATTGCAAAACAATAACTAAAAGAACACCAATCCCAAACCCCTCTGCCCTCTTTTTCCATTTGGACTTTTGGTATTCTCTTTTCCACTTATTCATAGCTGTCTCGGCAGAGTCTTTTGCAAATTCACATTTAACCAACTCTTCGCCCCTAAGTTGTAATGCTTCCTGCAACTTACCAACACTACCAGAACATAGAGTAAATTTGTCTACCAACTCTTTAGTCACAGATATCTGGTCCCCAAGTGATTTTCCTAATGCTTCCTCAGACAGAAAGATATTAAGGGTGGACTCAGCTCCGGAACGAGTGAAGTCGTATGTTTGTAGGCCAGTCAGACGAACTTCTGTCCCAACCCTACTTGAAATCTTTGTAACAAGTTCATTAGGAGAGAGGGTTTTAGTTTTGGACTTCTCGTTAGCGAGGGCTTTTTCTGTTTGTATCTGTTTTTCTTCAAGTTCTTTTATCCTTTCGTCCCGCAGAAGTATAAGCTGGTTTGTGTTATTTATCTGCAGAAGAAAATCAGAAATCTTAGCCTCGGCTTGAAGCTTGAACGATTTATATTCAGAATCAATATCTTTGAACAACTCCTCAGCGGCAGCAGCCTTTTTTTCAGACTGCAGCTTTGAATCATATAGATACAAACATCCGGCTATCAAGAGAACAATAACAACGCACAACACAAAGGTTTTCATGCTAGACTCCTAAAACCCTCTCTCCACCTCGGTTCTAATACCCTTACTTGACTGTCGTCTTCGGATGCCAAACGTCGTACAGACCACTGGCAACAAACCAGACGGAAACAGCGTACAAAAAGAATGCGCTCAGGGTGAATTGCTTGGTGAAAAGCAAGTAACCGCCCGTAAACGCACCCGATACAAGCATAGAAATAACGTAGCCAAGAATCTTCTTGGTCGCGTCACTCGCGCCCGTAAAGAGTTTCTTAATGTACTCCGTCACACCCTGAACACTCAGGATGCCCCCAACTCCCGCAAGAATAAGCTGCGTGATAATCGGGTCATAAATCATGATGTACCTCCTATTTGGTATGGTAAAGTAGCGTAAACCCTTCTCCCATCCAAGATTTGGGGAAGAGCATCAAAGAACTCTTTTGGATTAGCCGTACTGTAAGACTTTCTCTGGTATACAATTCCGTCATCCAATATTTCTTTAGCAAACCCGTTAGTATCTTTCAAAATAATAATATTGGTCCCATCAAATCCAAACGTAGCTATGATATCAACATCATCATCGTCTCTGTGTGGAAAGACAACATCAATTCCAAGCATCTTTAACCTCATTCATACTTCATAACAAATTTATTATTGCTTTTGTCGATTATTTCTCTAGCCTTCGTATCCCAAAGTCCGGGGTTTCCGGGAAATTTATCCATGGTATTTAAAATCTTTGCTCTGGTAAAAGAGTTTTCCACATGTCGTATAAGTTCTGGAGGAGACCCTATTTTTTGAGCCATAGCCATGATATCTTTCTCTCTACTGACATACCTTTCAAGCGCGGCATGAATTTTTGGAGAGATAGGTTGGTTTCCAGATTTACTTTCCGCATGCGTCATATAGTAAAAATCATGAGAAAACGAAAGATTATTATCTATGGCAATTACTTTTTTAGTAGACTCGTTTATCAAATAGTTATTCATATGTCTATCACTATTCGCTATAACTATATCCAACGCCATCATTTCGTCCCATGACTCTTGCTCAGCCCCGTTCTTACCTGTTTGTACCATACCTACCGGAGTCCCCTTCTCATCCCATCTCTGCCAAGAACCGATACCAAAGTGGTTCTCCTGAATACGATTTAGTTCATCATCTCCTTCTCCAGCTTGCACAGCTTCAATCCCGGCCTGATATCCCATCTTTATTTCTTCAATGGTCGGACCCTCTCTTATTATCGTCTCCGGAACGATATCAAACCCCATTGCTCTGCTTATAGCATAACTCAAAGCATCGCGCATCATGGATGACCCTTTATCCCCACCACCTAACGCATGCTCTTCCGGTTTATAGGCATAGGTTCTTTCTTCCCCATCCGGACCCCTAAGAACCGTCTTCCACGTTTTGCTAATGCCCTGTTTTCCATTCAGTTTAATATTGATAATATTACCGTTTAAAATAAAGTCTGCTTTGGCTTGGTCCACAAGAGGTCTAGTTCCTAAAATATCTTTGGGAATCTTTAAACTATTGGCTATTCTTCCCTTATCATTACCCCTAGCAGAATTAGGCGGCCTTCCAGAGCCGGGACCACCATTTTTACCCGGAGGACCACCCTCAATGAATCTCTTAGAGAATTCTTGAACTACCCTGTAATATCCCATCTCAGTCCTCTATTGATTCCTCATAAGGAGCATTCGACCACGACCTGCTGCCATGGTATTCAAAGGGTATAAGCTTGATAAACCGTAATCCCTCAGAAGAGAAAACAATATCTCTTGTCTTTTCATCCAAAAGAGGCTCCGCCAGCCGTTTTGTAGCAACAGCCAACGGAAAGTCTTCCGATGTTTTAATTTCAAACGCAGGCCCGCCAGAAAGGTCCGCACCAATGGCGTAGATGGGTGATTTTCCATCTTCCCACTCTGAGTTAAATATATCTACCCGTAACACTTGTCTCATTTACCCTCTCCCCAGCACATGCGGCACAGCAGCTCGGTTGTTCCGTATAAAAGTTCCACTATTACCCATATAATACTGAGTTCTCGGTAAAAACTTACCACTAGTCTTCAGTGCTTCCGCCCGAGTAAATATATCCTCTACTCCACGCATATCTGCTGCGCTCATTTTCAATTTTTTTGCAGCTTTAAATACTTTTTCCTTACCCGCTAAAAGTTTATTAATAGAATTTATAGATGACTCAGATAAAGGCTTCTCTTCGGGATTAAGTTTAAAATCGTCAAAAACACTAATTCTAATATATGGACTACCTGTCCGCTGAGGAATACAAAGTCCATTATCTATGGCATGAAGCTTACCATTTTCTTCATCAATCATAATATTATTTCCATGCCTGTCCGAATTACCTGTGATTGTATCAAGTAGAAAAAGTTTTTCTACTTGGTCCACATGAGACTCAGCAAACCTAGATTGCATCCTGTCAAATGCCCCGGCCCCATTATTTCTATCCTCCACCTCTCCGTTTATTCCCTTTATCCACCGTTGCGCAGAACCTATTCCCTTCTCTGGATGAACAAATAAATCCGTATCTGGAACTAGTCCAAGCCCCATCGTTCTATCAATAACACAAGCCAAAATCTCTCTTTTATAAAAAGTACCCTTTTCTACAAAATTTCTCAACTTTTCACCCCGAGGGATTATTAGATTTCCTTGTCTATCCCTACCCATACATTCTCCGTTCTTTGGTTTGAAGCAAGTTTTTAATTCCTCATCCCCAAATTTCATATACAGTTTGAACGAAAGGCTCGTAGCGCGGGTATCAGAATTAGGTTCTGTCCTTGACACCTCTCTAGAAATAAGGACATCCTGAAGATTGCTTCTATCTTCAGGAGCGGAAATAGTAGGATTCTGTTCCCTCGGTATTCTTCCCATATCATGTCCATACCTACTACCTACGGTTCTTCCTGAACCGGGTCCGCCTTCTAAAATATCCAAAACACCACGATTGAATCGCAGGCGTAAGATGTCGTAGCTCAATTTATTTATCACTCTTTTTTAAAAGAATAGTAATGACAGAATCATCATCAGTAGGAAATTCGTCTATTTCCGGCAACATGTCAAGCCACACAGAAAACTCATCGTCTGTTTCGATATCAGGTTCTATATTTTCTCTCATTTTATTTTGTAAATAAATGTATAAGCCCCAAAATTACCCCGAGTATGGAAATACCAGAAACGAACCAGAGTTGCCCCTGTGAAGCCTTGCCTTGGTGGCTGGACCGAAAGTCTCGGCTTTCCCGCAACTCGTCATCATACACCTTGTGAGAAAGAATTGCTTCCGCCCGTGTGAAATAATTCTTAGATTGGTCGCTCATGGCTTGTCGAAACTCATTCATAGAAGATAAACGAGCATTCATTACCTCATCGCTCTTAGCCATTTCAGCACACAGTGCGTCAAAACGGGAATCAACGTAATCTCGCAATGTAACCCAGTCTGCCCTGTGCATAACCCCATCTTTTCCTTGTGCCAATTTACCCATTAATCTTCCCACAAGTAAAAACATTCATTTTCTATCTCCTTTTATAAAAAAATCATAGGTGAACGGTCCATCCTCCTTTGTCATGACAATCGGCTTTATCATAATATCTTTTCGTTGAACCTTAATTCCTTTTTGGTTAAGAAGGTCATGAACTCCGTTAATACCCTCAAGGATTTTCCTATCCTCGTTACCGAACTGAGGAACGGACGCTATAAAGAACGATACTTTTCCACTCCTCTTGAACCAAGTCATCCCCATTTCTTTAGAAGACAAAAAGTCAACGATGTCTTTTTTAAGCTGTGGAGTTACCTTATCTTCTATTGTAAAATGAGTCATCGGACTGGCCTCCGAACCTGTAGCCGCAGTCAGCATCAGGACAGCGTCTTGGTCGTTATCCTTGGCAGTCTGAGCTATCATCGCCCTAGCCTTGCCATTACCCTTATAAGAGACAACCCATGTCGGCTCCACCCCCCCATATATGCCAGACCCAAAACTAACCTTCGCATCCCTCACACCGGGTATGGCTATGAGGATTTTCTCAAACTCCTGCATCTTCCTATAGACTTCGTGGGTAGACCCGCCAGCTCGGTAACTCGTTATTCCCACCCTTATTTCAGGCTCGGTTGAACCACTACCGCCGCCCGAAGTGTACTGGTTTCCCCTGAAAGGATGCCCCGGATTCTCACCCGAATTGGCATTACCCTCAGTGATTTTCCTAAATCTGGGTTTAACAATAACGTATGTCATCTCCCCTCCGCCATCAAAACAGACCCCTCAGGAGTGCGAAAGACAACTCCGTCATTCCTCTGAAGCCAGAAACCCCCTCTTTCTACTCTCTCTACAACCCCCACCCGAACAAGAACTCCATCTAGTTCCCAAACAGTCGCCCCAACAGGAATTGTGGCTGCAGATATCCCAAACTCCATCATGGCAGCTGGCCTGATGAGCTGCATTCCGTTATTGACCAGAGTCATTGCGTTACTGACGATATTCTCGACTGCAAATCTCGGGACCGCCCTGTATCCCGTAGCATTCATGAGGTTTATAATCTGGTCGTTCAGTACCTTCCTCTGAGTTATAAAAAATTCCTGTTCTACTCCCGCAGTAATAGCAATCTTAGCCCGAGAAGCATTCATCTGGCTAAACAAATCATCAAACAAGTCTGCCACGTTCCCGGTCACGGGCGCACCCTCGGCTGTCGTAACGAATGCAGCAAGCCTGTCCAGCCCCGTTATTATCTCCGGAGACAACGCAACACCACCAGAGCCGTCTGTGTCCTGCATGTCTTCCCGAACATAAACAAGCCTGCACAAGCAATTGAAAAGACACTCCGTATCCCCTGATTTTGGGACCGTGGGAAGAGTTTCTTTTGTATATGGAGAATTTGCTGCAATATCAAGACAATCCGAACAGTGGTCCCCAATAGGATGTCCTAGTTCCCAGTGAATCAAAACCCCATCCCAGTCCTGACCTCCAGCAACGTATCCGTTCCAGAACTGTGCCTCAAGAGAATCCGCATAATCCTCGGCGCGGGCCTCCGCTCCCTTAAGAGACTCATGATTCCCTATCTGCCCAAAGGCATTCTTTGCATACCGGGATTCCTGCCTTAGAGCAATGTTAGAGAATCGCTCATCCGGCTCCGTCATTCCCTGTGACTGATAAAATGGATTCCCAGAATGCATGGCCCCAGCATTAAACGCCTGCTTGTAAAAGTCAGGACCGAACTCCTTGAACTCCGAAAGAGCATCCGCAGGCGATATAACCCCTGCGTCTATTCTTCCAGTCAAGTCCTTCAGCCGCGTAGCAAACTCATCCTTAATATCACTAAACGCCGCCAGACCCTGCCTAGCGGCCCCACGGTCAAACCCCCCGATAGACCCCAATGCCTGACTCCATATACCCCTCTCAGTCTCCGCCTTCCACCCACCACCAAAGAGGAACTTGCGGCCCTCGGTAAGCCAGAACTTATCAATCTCCTCTGTCAGGACCATCGAGTTACCGGGGATTTTCCTAATCAATCCCAACCTCCGGTTCTCATCTTTGAGACACGATTTAACACCCTATCCACCCTCCTTGCCTGACGAGACCACTGCCTAGCCCACTGGACAGTCGCTTTCTTTGCGGCTGGAGAGGCGGCATTAGATGACCGAACTGCCAATATAGCATTCTTGGACCCCTCCTTCCTCCAATCCCTTTCTCCCTTGAGTATTTTTATCTGCTGTACCGTAGAAGGAGTGTTTTTAAGGGCATTTATAAGTTTATTCAATCTGTCTTTCGTAGTTTCTTTGGGAGGATATGTCCTCGTCTGATTATCGTCGGCCCGGTAAGGACTTTTAGCCTGAAATCGTCTAAGTTTTAACTTCCGGAGTATTCTATTAACTTCTCTTGGATTTTTTGTATTCTTAATATTCTTAGCCCAAGCTTTAGGCTGAGACAACCCGGACGGTCTTCTCCCCGAACCCGGACCACCCTCTACCAGAATAGTCTCAAAATCTTCGGGGAATACTTTTCTCATTTGTGTCTCCTATGGCTTGCTATATTTATCTATAGTTCTTTTCCAGCCAGAGGATGTGTCAAAAGACATCCTTACAAGCCTATTAAATCTATGCAGCGCATACTTTTTATTGTTAGAACGAACTCTATCTCCTACCTTCTTCCACACATCTCCATATCGTTTTTGCTGAGAAGGCCAATCAGCTTTCGCTCCCGCCCTTCCCGGTCTCCGTCCACTACCGGGGCCACCCTCAAGTAAGACTGTGGTGAATTCAGAAGCATTTACTTTTCGCATTTCTTCCTCCCAGCTAACTTGACCTTCTTATCTGCTCGGTCAGTCCAGTTTTTTATAAAAGGTTTGTCCGGCTTCCTATGGAGACCAAAATTCTTCATGACTGTTTCAGAATTTCTAGGTCTGGGCTTTTTTGCACCCTCTTGAAAGTTCTCCCAGTGGACCCTTCCGCCTTGACGATAACTTACCATTCCAACCGCTTTGTACGCAGCAGCTCTCCAATTTCTATTTCCTTTCGGAGCAATAAGTTTAGCCTTACCTATTTTCAATGCACCCTTGGCAATATCTTTCTCTCCCGCAGCCCGGAGTCTTCGGACCTTATGGACCAGATAAGTTCTGGCTGTTGCCCCTCCGGGCCGTCTTCCAGAACCCGGACCACCTTCTACTAGAACAGTATTGAAATCTTCAACATTTACTTTTTTCATAGTTAGTCTCCGTACATGGGTCCGTATTTTTTAGATTTAGCAGAGGCTGACATACTATACCTCTTGCTCCACGCCTTGCTCTTCATCTTCATTCCCTTCGATAATTTTTCGGCGTTTTTCTCCATCCAACCAAGAGCCTTGATATATCTTTTTTCTCCAAGTTTTGTTTTGGCATTCCAAGATTTTGCTCTAATGACTACCTGACCAATGTCATCCCTCCTGTTGGCTAGGGAAATAAGTTTAGAAGCCGTCACTCCACTTGGCCCGACTCCCTTCCTTCCACCTCCCGGTCTACGCCCACTACCCGGACCACCCTCTAGTAAAATAGTCTTGAAATCAGACACATTTACTTTTTTCATACTATCTCCTTTTTTCCTTTTCTTAAATTACCCATGCCCAAAAACAAAG